TATTCACCTCTGCCTAATCTGTCTTTTCCAAAAGCGTTATTTTGAGTATTAATAGTACTAACTTTTTCTTGAGGACGACCTGGTAGTCTAACTTCATCTGGATTGTTTTCATCATATCCTACAGGAACTTCTGATGGAGCACTTGGAGTATTAGTGTATCTTCCAGAACCATATAAAGTAGCTAATTGATGAGGTGTACCATATGCTTGTCCTGTTTCTGCTGGATCATTTCCTTCTTCTTCTACTTGTTTAAGTCTAAATCCACGTTTTTTATCTTCAACTACTAAGTCTCTCATTTCATCAACTTCATCTTCACTAAAATGGAATACGTTATCATAAATCCAATCACTAGGCATTAAGTTAGATTCTGTAATTTGTTTAGCTAAATCAACTTTTTCTTTCCATAGTGCAACTCTTTCTTGATCATAAATAATACTTGGAGTAGTTAATGAAAGTTCAAAATTAGCTAATGCTTCTCCATCATATCCTTGAACATATAAATGAACTAAAGCAATTTTAGTTAATTCACTAATAATAATTCTTTGAATTCTTTCTACTGTACGAGCAAAACGAATGTCTTCAGCAGCTAATGTAGCTTTACCATTTACATCAGCTTCATAACCCATAAATGCTTTAGGAACTTTAAGAGCAGCAAATAATTTGTCTCTTAAGTATTCTACGTCTTCTATACCTGTCCAATTTAATCCATCTACTTTATCAATTTTAGTAGTTGTATCATTTCCACGAACTGGAATGTAATAATCTTCCATCATGTTTTGAACATTGTACTTTAAATTATATTGTCCTGTATTATTATCAATAAATGGAGTTTTTTTCAATTTACTTACCATTTGTTGCATATAATTGTCTACTTCAGCTGGAGGAATAGCTCCAATATTAATATAGAATAATCTTCTGTCTGGAGCACGAGTAATTCTATGAATTAACATAGCATCTTCCATTAACATATATTGTTTAAATAATTTACGAGCTGGTTCTAGATAACTTCTACCATAAGGCAAATAATTTACATCACTTAGTAATCTAAAATGAGCCATTTCAAAATTTTCAAAATAAATTCCATCTTCTACTTGTTTGTTTCCATAAGACGCCCAACCAGCTGCACTAGAAGCACCAGAACCAGCGGCAGGATCGTATTTAAAACGAACATATGATGGATTGTCTAATTTAATACCTTCTTCTCTTAAAATATTAAAACTACTAAATGGAATAACATTGTAAACACCAAATTTTTCAGCAATTTCTAATTTAAGATAAAAATCACCGTATTTACACATATTTCTTGTCCAAGACCATAAATTAAATTCAACATTTAATACATCATAAAACAAGTTATAAAGAATTTTTTGAATATTTTCATCAGAACTACGAATATGAAGCATTTCTCCACTTTCATTTCTTAAAGTACATTCATCAGCTATAATGTCTAATGCAGAAGCTACAATAGCATCACTGTCCATTGCTTCATAATCAGAATACAATTGAGGTCTAACTGAAGGATAGTTAATAGCAGTTTGACCAGCATAAGCTGCTACACCTGATGTGGTATAAATTCTATTAAATCTATCTACTACTGAGTTAGTCTGAAGTACTCCTTGAGATTGGATTCTATCAGTGTCAATTACCTTTAAATTATCACCTCCTACATTTCGTATTATTACGTCTGCAGAGAACAATTTTTTTAATCGTCCAAATATGCCTGTGGTAGGGGCTTGTGTGTTTATTTCTCTTTCTTCCATTGTTTAATTATAATAACCATTTCAAATCTACAGCATTTCCTTGTGAGTCTTGCATTTGATATGGGTTTTGATTGTTTGTGTAATTTGCATTATACATCAATGGCATAGCTGTTGATGTTGATTTTCCTATTCCTTGAATTGCTAATTTTGTTAATTCGTCTCCAGTTTGTTTGTATTTCAAACTTGTGTCTCTTAAAAACATTCCTATGCCTAAAGACATAACTAAGTCATCATTATAACCATCTTGTGCTTGTGCTTTACCATGTTTCCAAACAAACGTTCTTAATTCTTCTAAAGTACGTTTACTTTGAATAGTTACTGATTTTTCATGAATATAACTAATCATTTTAGCAATAACTAACGGTCTAGTACGAAGAGATGTAGTAAATCCTGGAACCATTCCTTCACCTGATTCGTATTTGTTTAAATACATTTCAATGTTTACTAAAGCAGCATCTTGTCTAGGACTGTAGTACATATTTTGATACTGTCTTTCAATAGCAGTTTGAACTACATCCCAACCTATATTAGCATTTTCAATAACTAATAAAGCATTGTTGTATTCTGTAGCTATTCCAACAAGAAAATGACCAAAATCACGAGTTCCAATGTGTCCTTTATATTCACCTACTTGAGTATTAGATTCTATGTCAAAAATATGAAAAGCACTATAATCTTTTCCATCTCCTCTAGCACAATCTGCAATAACAACATATTGTTTTGAGTAGTCAGGACGTTCAAATATCCAAAGATTACTGTCCATACCTCGTCTTTCAACAGGTTCTTTAATTTGTGTTTCAATGTACCAATTGAGAATAGCAGGATCAATAGCTGTATCACCAGAAGTTGTAAAATCACAGTCACATTCTTGAGCTGCCATTCTAGGACCTAAATCTTGATCTTGTTTGTTTCTCCAATCTTGACTTCTTTCAGGATGTACTGTCCAAGGCAAACGAATAGGTAAAAAGTTATTAGTACCTTCTTCTGCTTTAACCCATGTTCTATGGAACCAGTTACCTGTACCATAAGGAGTAGACATTACTATAGCTCCACCACCAGTTGCTAAGGTTTGTTGAGCTGAAACAAATACTTCTTCAATATTATCAATAAATGCAGCCTCATCAATTAACAGTAATGATACAGCTTCTGAACGTGCACTATCACTAGCTGCTGATACTGCTTTCATTTGAGAACCATTAGCTAATCGAATACTTAATTTATTGTTTTCAAGTGTTTTAATCTGCATCCATCCTGGTAAATTATCATAACCAAATTTTACTTTAGTTACCATGTTTTTAGCAGTTTCAGTTTTTGTAGCTACACATAATACATTTTTATCTGTGTTAAACAACATTAACCATAAACTATAACCAGATGCTAGAGTACTAATACCTAACTGGCGAGATTTATTAATAATACAAAAAGGATTTTTTAAATAAAGTTTTAATACAGCTTCTTGAAAAGGATAAAGTTGAAATCTTACTCTACCTCTTGTTGGATGTTGAATCATATAATACTTCTTCATGAAGTAAATAGGATCTTGCTTACATCTAGCAAGTTCTTGTACAATAGCTTCTTTTACTGATAATGGTGGAATTATTTGCTGATCTTCCATGATATTCCTCCTAAGAATCCCATACCACTTGTTGAATTTGCTCCAACTCCAAAGTGAAATACTGTATTCTTTTTATTTTCATAACTAAGAGTTCCATAACCTCCAATATTAGTTATATCTACTAAAAATCCTCCATAAAGTTTACGTTGAGCTACTTCATAATGGTTGATAGTTTTTTCTATTGTAGTTGTAATTTTAGGTATTCTATAGTTTTTAGTATGTTGTCTAGAAGTAATTTTATTTTTAGTGATAGTATCTTGAATAGCTATGTAACCTAAACTATCCATTTTAATTGTATCACTGTAAATTATTTTAGCAAAGTAGTCCGCCAATATTTTGGCGGTATCTACATGCTCTATAATTGTAGGTCCTGGAATGTAAACTTTTTTACCAGGAATATAAACTGGACTTTTAATATTTGTTGTATCCCAAGTTGTATCATGAGTAACTTGTTTAAATGTATCTGATTTTGAGTAACCTCCACTACAGTATTTAGGCCCAATCATTAATAATATAATGCCTAAGATTAAAATTAAAATATTTAAAACTTTATTTTTCATACTTATTTTTATCAATAAATATGAGGAAGAATTAAATTTATACGTTCTTGTGTTGTACCATTTACTATAATAAGTTTTTTAGGTGGATATCTTTCTAATAATTGTTTGATTTGATGATCAACTTGATTTCTATAGTCACTGTTAGTTTCTCTAACACCATTATTTTCAATTTCAACTCCTTCAGAACTAACATAAATTATAAGATCATATTCATTTCTTAATTGCATTGCTGCTTTTTCAAAATGATATTTTTCATTGTCATTAATACTTTGAGCTAAAGCTGTAAAACTACAAACATCCCAAATAGTTCTATCTGTAATGAGATTACTTTGCATTAATTCAGAACTTCTTTCAGCTAAAAATATAAATTGTCCTTTTAATGTTGAATCCATATTTAAAGGAATACCTAAACTTTTTAAGTATTGACTTCTTTCAGTAGCTTTATGATAGTTACTAAAATGATAATCATTACATAAAGCATTTACTAGAGTTGTTTTACCAACAGACATTGTCCCACATAAACCAATTTTCATATATATAATATAATAAATTTTTAATTAAAAACCAAGTTACATACTTTGTTCATAACGAGGATCTTTAGAAGGTGGAATACCATTAAAATCTCTTTTTGTTACCATCCATTCTTCTCTGGTCATTTGTTGGCCAAAAATATGATATTCATCTTTTTGACTTTTGTCTTTGTAAGTTACAGCTGGTGAATCCCAGCTATGAAGAACTTTTCTATCTTCATTGTTAAAATAATGGATTGTTCGTCCATCCACACATTTCATCTTAATAGTTTGCATAACTTATTCTTTTTAGTTTAATTTTTTCCAATAATATTCTTTATATATTTTATTCTCTTTTATAGCCCTATAAACTCCATTTATATTAAATAAAGTATTTTCAAAATCTTTATAACCAATAAATTTTTTAATAAAATTACCATTTATATCATATTGTTCATATATTTTTGAAGGTTTGCTATTATCCCATGTTATTTTTCTTCCTTTATTTCTGCTTATTCCTTTATTTGATTCACTTATTTTTTTAGATAAACCATTTTTCATTAAATCTTTAAGTTTTTCTTTATATCCTATTGGTTTAGGTTTTCTATTTTTATTTCCTATAGATTTTTTGCTTTCTTCAGTATGTTTAGAATGTCCTCCTTTTCCTCCACCACCTCCATTATTTTTATTTTCTAAAATAAATCCCCAACTTTTAAATAAACTAATATAATGACTTTCCCAAAAAATATAATCTTCTTCATTAACTTCATCTATTATTTCTAATATAGAATGTAAATATTTTTTA